CAGGGCAGCAAGCTGCATGTCGGCAACGGCGTCATGGTCGAGTCATCCAAGGCCGTCAAGCCGTGGCGCGAAGCCGTCAAGCACGCCGCCCTGGAGACGTACAGCACGATGCTGCGCCAGGCCGTAGGCGTCGAGGTCGTCTTCTACCTCAAGCGCCCTCAGGGCCACTACGGCACGGGCCGCAACGCCGCCGCCGTCAAGGACAGCGCGCCCGCGCACCCGAAGGCCAAGCCCGACCTCGACAAGCTCGCCCGCTCGACGCTCGACGCCCTCTCGGACGCCGGCATGTGGAACGACGACTGCCAGGTCGTAGACCTCCACGTCCTCAAGCGCTACTGCCGCCGCGACCAGGCGCCCGGCGCGACCATCACCATCCGCGAAGTGTGGGAACAGGAACCATGAGACTCGACCTCTTCACCAGCGACTGGCACAAGTTGCTGAAGCCCGTGCTGCCGCACGCGTCGACGGACAAGGAGCTGCACTGGCTGCGCCGCGTCCGCCTCGAGGTCGGCGACCGCGCCCTGTACGCCATCGCCACCGACCAGTCGACGCTAGGCGCAGAACGGCACGTGCTCCCCGCTCGCGAGCGTTTCCAGTCGTCGTCCGTGCCGCCCGTGCACATCGAGGCGGCCGAGGCCAAGACCTCTCTGGCGCTGTTCACCTTCGACAAGGACGGCGACCCGCCGCTCGAGGTCACCATCGACCGCGCGCCCATTCCCCTCGGTGAGGGAAACTCGGTCATGTCGTGGGCGGTCACCGTTCACCGTCCTGACGACGGCATGCGCCTGGTGCTCCGCGACCGCCGCGACACGGCCCTGCGTACCACCCTCGACGGCTGGCGCAAGCTCCTGCTCGAGGCGCTCACGCGACCACGGGGCCGCTCGCTCGACGGCCTCGACCTGCGCGGGCACGTCCTCGCCCGCTGGGCCGCGGCGACGCGCGGCACTGAGCGCCTGCGCCTCTACACCGGGCCGAAGCCAGGCGACCCGCTGCTCATCACCGTCGAAGGTCACTTCGCCGGGATCATGACCGTCTCGCAGTACCTCGACACGCCCGCGCAGGGCCGTGCGGAACTGCCGTGGACGGCCGAATTGCTGCCAGCCGGAATTACGCCGGACGGCGAGCATGCTTTCAATTTGGCCACTGCCTCGGGTGTCGTGACCGGGGATGACGGCACCGAATAATCCGCACTAGCAGCAAAGGAGTGCGGGTTTATGCCCTGGGTCCGCTTCGATGACCAGTTCCCCATTCACCGCAAGGTGGACGGCTTGTCGGATGCTGCATACCGCCTTCACACCTCGGCGATCTTCTGGTGCGCGCGGAACCTCACAGACGGTTTCGTGTCCGAAGACGATCTCGACGGCGTGACAGCGCGGGTGCGAACGCCGGCACGCTTCGCCTCCGAGTGCGTGAAACGGGGTACCTGGCACGAGGCACGGTTCGACTGCCCCTCGCCGAAGTGCGCCGCGCCGGTCGATGCAGACGGATGGGTCATCCATGACTACATGGAGTACCAGCCGTCGAGAGAGCAGGTGCTGGCCGACCGGAAAAAGGCGGCCGAGCGCCAGGCGAGGTGGCGCGAAGCCAAGGCGGGCAAGCCCGGCAGTAACGCTGTGACACGCCCTGATATGTCCGAGAATGACCCGATTCATAACGGGAGCACTAACGGCGTTACTAACGCTGTTAGTGCATCTTCCCCGCCCCGCCCCGCCCCGAAGGAAGCGGGGCGGGCTGCGCCCGCCCCGAGCGCGCCGAACGGCCGAGCGATCCCTGCGGGCTCGCCGTCCGGCGGGAGACCAGACAACCAGTCCGTGGTTGCCGCCCTGCGAAACGCGATCGAACCCGGGCACCGTGCCGCCTCGTACGGGGAGAGCCATCCCGCCGCCGACGCGGCACGAGCCGCCATGGCCGCCAAGCGGAAGCCGCCGTGATCATCGGCCCCTGCTGGCGGTGCGAGAAGCCCGGCCACGTCGCCGCCGACTGTCAGCCGCCCCCGGCGAAAACAATCCAGGAACTCCACCAGCGCATAGCCCGCCTCACCGAACGCTGGGACCGGGGCTACGGCGAGGTAACCACAGCGCAGAAACGGCAATGGATAACCGCCGAGAGGCGGGCCTACGAAAAGGGGAAAGGGAAATGAGCGACGGGAAATGGCTTGACGAACTAGCGCAGTCCAGCGAGCGCGCCATGCGGGCAAAGTACCCGGCCGACGGCTTCGACTCGCCGGACGGCCGCACCTACAGCGGGCCTGTGACCGCCGCGACGCCGGGGCAGGCGGCTGAGCCTGAGATCCCCGTGCACCTCGTACAGCTCTGGCTGTGCGACCTCTGCCTTGACGGTGAGGGCGACGAGTGCCACACGCCCGGCTGCTCGCTGTGGATTCACGATGTCCCCAAGCCCGCTCTCCGTGGCAGCCAGGGCGTGACCATCCTCGGCCCGGCGCTCGAACCGTTCATGACGCCGGAGCAGCTCGCCGCGCAGGACGCGCGGCCCGCGCCCGAGCTGGCCGAGTGCGGCTGCCCGGAGACCGACGGGAAGATCTACCACCAGCGCGGAACGTGCACCGACCCCGTCGCGGCCAAGCTCGACTGGTACGCGGATGCGGGCAGGATCGCCGCCGCGCCCGCGCCCGAGCTGGCCGCCGCCATGGCTGTCCTGCGGCGCGTCCTCGAATGGTTCCCCACGGGCGGCACCCGCAACGAGGCATCCGCTACCCGCGCTCAGCTCGCCTCCGCGTACCTCGACGGCGGCCTGAACGTACCGGAGGAACTGCGGAAGTTCCTCGGCAAGCGAGGCGGCCAGTGAGCGGCCCATCGGTGTACGACACGCCCCCGCTGACGCCCGGCCAGATCGCCTACGAGGCATCCGCTGCGACGTTCCCGCCGAAGGTCCGCAAGCAGCAGGTGCCGTGGCGTGACATCGGCCCGGAACCGCAGGCTCACTGGGAAGCGATCGGCCAGGCTGCGCAGAAGCCGCTCCGCGACCTGCTCGACGGCCTCGCCACCGAGATGCACGCCGAAGCGGACAGGATCGCGCCGACTGGCTTCGTCCCCGACTACACCAGCACCATCCGCGCCCAGGTGCTCCACGAGTACGCCGCCCGCATCCGCCAGCTGCTCGGCCCGGAGGCGTCATGACCTGCGTCCTGTACCGGATCGCCATCGCTGCCACCGGCCTCGCCCTGCTCTACGCCGTCATCTTCGTGATGGGAGCGCCAGCGTGAGCTGCGACAAGTGCGGCATCGCCGTCACCGGCGGCACGCGGTGCGACCAGTGCCAGCAGCTGCTCGACGACCTGGAGGACGAGTGACCCGCGACAACTGCCCGTTCTGCCAGCGCGTCAAGGCAGGCGAGTACGACTACGGGAACGACGACAACGCAGCATTCCAGCCGCTCAACCCGGTCACGCCGGGTCACTTCCTCGTCGTCCCGACCAGGCACGTATCGAACGCCCTCGAATCACCTTCCGCTGCTGGCCGCGCGCTCCAGTTCGCGGGCTACCTGGCCAACCAGATGGGCCTGGAATCGGCCAATTTCATCACCTCGGCCGGCCGCGACGCCACGCAGACCGTCTTCCACCTGCACATCCACATCGTGCCGCGCCGCGAGGGCGACGGGCTGGCGCTCCCGTGGACGGGTCAAGTGAAGGCCGAGTGACCCGACTCATCCCAGCCACCCGCAGACCACACCGAAGGGCCCCGGCGGACCGTCCGCCAGGGCCGGAACACTCCGAGAGGAACCACATGAGGATCAGGACCGCCGCACTCGCGGCCGTCGTCACCGCCGCCACGGCAGCAGGCCTCGCCGCAGCGCCCGCGTTCGCCGCCACCCCGGCGAGCGTCACCGCCGTCACGCACGTCGTCAACCGCCCCGACGGCGGCAACGGCGGCACGTGGGCGTACGACACCTTCACCCGCACGCTCGTGGTGACCGTCGCCGCCAGCCAGGCAGGCGCCCCGGAGGGTGACACGGCGTACACCGCGACCGTGACCGACAAGGGCACCTTCACCGCGGTCGAGGGCTCGCTGACGCCCAGCCAGGCTGTGGCCGGCCTGAAGGTCGCGCACGCGGTCAAGGGCACCATCGCCGGGAGCATCAGCTACACGGTCACCGCGCCCAGCACGGACGCGATCGCCTCGCTCGCCACCGCGACGGAGAACGACGACTACGCCGCCCCGGCCGCCGCGGGCACCACGGCGAACTGGCCGGAGCGCGTCTTCGCGTCCGCCACCGGCGTGACCGTCACCGAGGGCAGCGCCTGGTCGTGGACCTACGCGACCGCCTGCGAGAAGTGGACCGACAGCGCGGCCAACGGCGACGGCAACACCGCCGCTGACGGCAACATCACGGGCCGCGTGTGCGCGGTGCCGGTGCTGTTCGGCGGGAAGGCCGTCTACTGGCTGCCGACCCGCGAGCAGGTCACCTACAGCCAGACGCTGCCGTCCTGGGTCATGTTCACCATCGTCGGCCCCGGCTTCAACGGGCAGCACGGCTGGGTTGACGGCGCGAAGGGCCTCAACACCGGCTACTACGAGGGCCTTGAGGCTCACCACGGCTACACGGTGCTGTACGTGCCGGTCACCGGGCAGGGCAGTACCCGCCAGGTTCCCGGGACGCACGCGGGCTACGTGTACTTCGTGAGCGACGTCCTGACCGCTAGCTGACCTACGGCAGCCGCACGGGGCCCGCGCTCAGCGGGCCCCGGGCGGCGGAAAGGAGCTGACATGCCTCTCGTCAACCTCACCCCGCACCCGGTCGCCATCTACCGCAACAGGGGCGTCGAAGAAGGCCCTGAAGAGGTGATCCCGCCGAGCGGCACCGTGGCGCGCATCGCGACGATCGACCTCGGCACGAGCCTGTCCAACCACAGCGGGCGGGCGTACGAGCTTGTGGAGTACGGGCACGCTCACGACCTGCCGCAGCCGGTGGCAGGTACCGACTACATCGTGTCCCTCGTCGTTGCGCTCGCCTGTCACGGGCGCGGTGACCTGCTCGCCCCTTACGTCGAGGTGCGCAACGGGCAGGGGACCATGATCGGCTGCCGCTACCTGCAAAGGGTCTGCTGATGAGCGGCACCGACACGCCCGCGTCACCCGAGACGCCTGTCTACGCCAAGATGCGCCAGCCCGACACCGCCAGCTTCTGGATGATCACCTGCGACGAGGGGTGGCGCTCCCTGATCGTCTGCACCGACATGTACGAGAACGTCGCCGACTGGCTTCTCGGCATCATCGACGGCAAGCCCTACCCGGCGAAGGCGGCGAGCTGAGCATGAGCGAACCAGGCAAGGGCGTGACCGTCACCATCACCCCCGATGGCCAGGTCTGCGATATCGCCGTCGACGGGCACAGCATCGCCCACGTCGTCCCTCGTGGCGGCGTGGACCTGACGATAGGGGGACACGGAGACCTGCCGAGGCTCGGCATCGTCCTTGCGCCCGACAAGATCACCGTGAAGGGCGACGACCATGGCTAGCCTCCGCGACGCGCGTGCCGGCGCGCTCATCCGCCGTCACCGGGACCTGGCCGACGACTTCACGCGGGCGCTGCCGCTGCTGCTCGACGACCTCGACGCGATCGACGAGGCGCACGGGCTGGACGGGATCGTCAAGTTCGAAGGCGAGCTGACCGAGGAACAGATCGCGGAGTTCCGCGAGAAGTGGGAATCCCGGCACGCACCGACCGACGACCAGCTGGCCGCGTGGGTTGAGCGCAACCCGAAGGCGTTCGCCGACTGGGCAGCGAAGCAGGCGCGCGTCAGCGTCGGCCGCACGCCGCCGGTGCCTGTCAGCGACAAGCCGCCCAAGGCACCGCCCGCGACGCGAAGGAGGACCACGAGGTGAGCGACGCCCGCAGCCCCGTGATCGTGCTGCATTCTGACGCCCGCTGGGCGCTGGTGAAGGGCTACCACGACAGCGGCACCATCGACGGCGTGTTCGGGCCGTACACCGAGGCCTACATCGACTGGCTGCTCAGCGGCCTGCTTGAGTACAGCAGCAGCAACTGGACCAAGCTCAAGCTCAGCAGCGGACCGGAGGAAGCCTGATGCCCCGCATGCCCACCTTCGAAGAGATCCGGGACGACTTCGAGCGCGGCGTCCGCACCGCCGAGCAGCGCATCGAGCACCCGTTCCGCCACCACGCCGCGCAAGCGGCACCCGAGCCCCCGGCTGCCATGCCGGCCACAATGGCAGCAGCGACCGCTGCCGCCCCGCAACAGGAGGACACCATGTCACTCGCAACCCTCGAAGACGACTTCCGCAACGGCGTCGCAGCCGTCAAGAACGAGATCGGCAAGTTCGAGCAGAGCATCCCCGGCCTCGTCGCCGACGCGAAGAACCTCGCCGGCAGCCCGCTTGGCCAGCTCGCCATCACGGGCGCCGAGCACGTCGCCTCCGGCGTCCTGCCGCCCGAGGCCCTCGCCATCGTCGAGAGCGGCGCCGTGGACCTCTACAACAAGATCCTCGGCCTCTACAGCCCGCAGGGCGCCCAGCAGGCCCCTGCCGCGCCCGTGGCCGTACCGGCGCAGTGACAAAAATGCCGGGGCGGCGCGTGTGACCGCCGCCCCGGCACTACCCGTTGCGAAAGGAAGGATACGACCATGGCTGACGTGGGCGACGAGATCGAGGCTCACCTGCTGAAGGCAATGGAGCTGTCGATCCGCGCCAGGGGCCTCACCGGCAAGTACGCGATCATCGCGCAGGCCGTCGTGGACGAGGACGGCACGTTCGTACTGGAGTGGCAGCAGTACCGCGCCGAACCGGGCGTCTCGCAGTGACCGAGCAGCCCGCTGAGGCCGTCATCCGCGAAGCGCCAGAGGTCACCCCGGCGCGATCCGGCTTCCTCGTGCCGCCCGGCTTCCTCGTGCCGCCCGGCTTCAGCGACGCGCTCAGCGCCTACTTCGACGAGCACATGCCGGCAGCGGAGTCATTTGCGTTTGGCCGCCCGGTCGCACCCGGCGATCCGGTCAACCCGTTCTCTCAGGTCTCCCTGGACGCCCGCAAGCTCAGCGCGGTCATCCCGGTGCCCGACGAGCTGCTCATGGACATGGGCGTCATCCCCGACACCCGGCCGCCCGTGGTGCCGCCGTCGCGGTGGACGCTGCTGCGCTGGAAGCTCCCGGCCTGGCGCGAGCGGGCAGCACGGCGCGCGCACAGGATCATCGCCGGGTACTGGCCAGACGGCGGAGAGGACGACTGGTGAGCACGGACTTCGAAGAGATCGACCGCCTGATGGGCGAGGACCCGGACGACCGCGCCATCCGTGAAGCGCACGGCTTCGCCTACGAAGACGACTGGCAAGACCGCTCGCTACTGTGCCGCAACGGCTGCGGGCTCAGCTATCCCGACATCTCATCCGGCAAGATGCGCGAATGCAGCGCTGCGGACAACCCGGCCGATGGCCAGGACTGCCAGGCAACTCACTGCCCGCCGTCGGCCACCCAGGACTGCGACTGGCCGCGATGCGCCGAGCTGCCGCCCGCGCACCTGCTGGCAGGACGACGATGAGTGGCGACGAAGCCCTGGAAGCCCTCAACGACACGATCGCCGCCGCCGTCCAGGACTACTTCGCCAGCACCAGCCGCCCCGGCAGCCTCCCCAGCCGGTGGGCGCTCATAGCCGAGATCGTCGAGCCGTCAGGCGAGCGCACGCTCCTGCGCAGCTCACCCAAAACCATGTCCTGGTGGGAAACCAGCGGCCTCTACCTCGCCGGGCACAACCTCACCCGGCCGCGCGCCTGATGGGAGGATGAGCGCATGGACGACCTGACCGCTTTCGTGAAGGCCCGGCTCGACGAGGACGAGGCGATAGCGCAAGCAGCCGCGTCGGAGGCCGGCCCCGACTGGACATGGGACCGCGAGACGCGCGACGGGTACCTGCGCACGCCCGGCGGCACCATCATGGCCGACGCGCTTAATGTCGAGGACGAGCAGTTCCGGCCGCACGTCGCCCGCCACGACCCGGCGCGCGTGCTGCGCGAGGTCGCCGCCAAGCGGAAGCGGCTCGCCGCCTACACCGCAGCACGCGCCGCAGCCGACCGCTACGACGACCAGTACATGGCCGGCGTTGCCAGCGGCCTGGCCGACGCGATCAAGGACGACGCCAGCGCATGGAATGACCACCCCGACTACGACCAGAAGTGGAGCACCTGATGGCACGTGAGCCGCAGCGCCGCGAGCAGCCCGCACCACTCGGGGCCGCGATCGTACCCGTGCAGCGGGCACTCATCGCACGGGCCGCGTTCCTGTCGCTCCGCGCATCTCAGCGCAACGCGATCATGCAGGACGACATCATCAAGAACGGCCCGAACATCGAGTCGGCCCTGGACGTCCGGATAGCAGACGAGCTCCGCGCGCTCGCCGACGAGCTGGGCCACTGGTGAGCGGCGACAGCCTGACACTCAAGGGCATCGCCGACCTGCTCGGCAACTGGCAACCGCCGAAACTCGTTGAACTGCACTGCCACCCCGACGTAGCGAACTGGCTCAGGCTCACGGCACCCGAGGCCAAGCAGGAATTCCCGTTCACCGGCTCAATCGGCGTGCTGACCGGCATTCCCGTCTTCGAAGAGCCAGAATTCGACGACGGCAACTGGGAACTCCGCGAGGACGGCCTTGCGGTCAGCAGCGGACACGTTGACGTCCCGTACCTCGCCAGGCGCATCAAGCTGGAGTTCCGCGAGCCGTTCTGAGGAGGCAAGCATGAGCGTCCGCTACTGGAGCCTGTTCAGCGACGAGCTGATGCAAGGCGACCTGCGATGGCCCGACGGGCTACGGCCGGTCAGGCAAGGCGAGGCAGAATCCAGCGCCTTCCCGGGGGCGCGCTGGTGGCTGCTTGAGGACGACGGCGCGCCCGCCACGCTCGAAGGCAAGCGCGTCGAGCTCACCTTCACCCGCAGCGGCAACCGCGCCATGATCGGCAGCCGGAAGCCCGCGATCTGATGGCCTGGCAGAGGTCAGACGCCGAGCGCAAGGCCGAGAACGCCTTCTACGCCGACCCGGTGTACCGGCGTAACCGGGAGGTCGTCAAACGGCGCGCAGGCGGACGCTGCGAGCAGTGCGGGCACCGGCACCCCACCCAGTGCGACCACGTCATACCCCACGCCCAGGGCGGCTCGCACGCTGTGGAGAACCTGCGGATGCTCTGCGCAGGCGAAGGGACGTGCAAGTGCCACGAGGCCAAGACCGCCCAGGAGGGCAGGGGGTACCGCAACCCCACCAGCCGGACCGCACGCGACCCTGCGCCGCGGCCTCGCACGAAGTGGTTAGCAGGCCGTCTGTGCGCCCCGGAATGTCGGACCCGACCAGGAGAATCGACAAGTGCCCTACAAGGACCCGGCCATGCAGAAGGCGCAGCGCAGGAACCGCGACCACGTCAGGCGGTCGGCAGTATCCGACATTACGGCCGCGCAAGAACTGGCCATGCGGGCACAGGCCCGCGAGTGCCCGCTATGCGGCGCCTCGCTGACAAGCGAGCCGAACCGGCCCGACAGCAAGCACCTCGACCACATCATCCCGCTCGGCATCGGCGGCACGCACACCCACGGCAACGTGCGGATCATCTGCTTCACCTGCAACATCCGCCGCCCGAAGGACGGCAGCGACTACTCCGGACCCGTGACGCTTTGGGCACAGGGACCCCCGCCGGCCAGGCCCGACCAGCGGCGCAACCAGGCCACGTGCAAGAAGGGGCTGCACCCGTGGGTGCCGGAGAACATCCATGCCGAGAGTGACGGCAGGGAGCGTTGCGCGGCATGCCGAACGGACGGGGAGCGCGCACGCAGGCCGCGACGCGCACGCCGCGCCACCATGAAGCAGTGCGGGTGCGGGGCGATGTTCGCCGCCCCGGGCAGGACCGCCATGTGCCCGGAGTGCACCGGCCACGCGGCACGCAGGGCTGCCGAACTGCACGCCGCTGGGATGCCATGGAGTCAGGTAGCCGATCAGGTTGGCTACAGCAGCGCCGAAGGGGCACGGTACGCCGCCAAGCGCATCGGGTACACGCCTGCCCGGCCTGCCAGCCGCCACGCGGCGTAATCAAGAAGTCCAGTGAGGCCCCCGTCCCAGGGTCTACCCCGCCATGCTTCCCCCTCCCCTAGCCTGTGGATAACGCAATTTGTCACGCTGCGTGACCTGTGGATAATCTGGCCGGTCGTTTCAGGCGACGATCATCCTGATCCGCGCCCGCTTCACCGCGGGGATGGTGAGCGCGAGCTTGACCGCTCCGGCCGCGGCGTAGGCGGCGTCGACGTGCCCGCCTCCGCCCTTGCGGGTAAATCTCCAGCCGTCGCCGCTGTTCAGCTTGCTCGCAGCCCGCACGTGGGCGTCTAGCAGCGGGTCTGCGGGGTGCACGACGCGCAGCGCCCGCGCCAGGTCGGCGAGTTCCTGGCACGCCTCGGTGACCCTGGCGCCGGTAATCGCCCCGTCCTCGGGCACGTCGCCGGGCTCGCGCTTGCCGCCCGGGCGCTTGTTGTAGCGGATCGCCAGCGGCCGGAGCGTGGTGGCGATGCCCGCGGCCGGGCCTGACGGGTACCAGCCGAACGCGGACGGCTTGATCTCGGCGAGCAGCGCGGGCAGCTCGGCGCGCGCGGCCTCGGTGGAGTCCCAGGCGGCGGTGATCTCGACCCTCGGCCGGCCGTCGGCGAGCGTGGCGGCGACGGCGAGGGTGGCGTGCTTCCCGTCGGGGGCGACGTCGAGGCACGCGGCGATGCGCCCGCGGTGCGCCTCGAGGGTGCCCGTGACGTCGGCGCAGTTGTCCCAGCTGGCGTGGTCGATGGCGGCGTCGAGGTTGGCGACGCGCTGGCACATGACTTCAGTCCGGAAGATCTCGGGCGGGTCCTGGCCGAGCGATGACCGGATGGCGGCCTCGCTGACGCCGTCGGTATAGCCGAGGGCGGGGTTGGCCTGCGCCCAGGCTTCCTCGTCGTCCAGCTCGCAGCCGTCGGGGGCGCTGTACTCGATGAGGCAGAGCGCGGGATCGGTGCCGGCCCGCCCGGCGGCCTGGAGCTGGTTGAGGACGACGGAGGTGTCGTCGCCCGCGTTGGACATCGCCCAGACCTGCCCGTTGCGGCGGGCCATGGTGGTCTTCGACAGTGACCCCCAGGCTTTCCAGTCGTGCTGGGTGCGGAGCTCGTCGATGTTGACTTCGTCGTTGCTGCCGCCGCGGCCTGCCTTGTCGTTGGTGGCCTTGATGGCGTAGCAGCCGGTACCTGCCCAGAACATCTCATCGCCGTTGACGTTCCGGACGTCAATCCACTCTTCTTGCAGGTCAGGGCATGTGTGGATGGTTTCCTGGCACATCTGCCACTGCTTACGGGCCAGGGAGAGATCCTGTGCGGCGCCGACGATTTCCCTCGCGCCGTCCATGTACATGCGCCAGAGGGTGACGACGCGCTTGAGGTGGCTCTTGCCGTTCTGGCGGGCGACGATGATCAGGACGGTGCGGAAGCGGTAGGTGCCGTCGGGGTTGAGCTCGAGCGCGTGGATGACGGCCCACTTTTGCCAGGGCAGCAGCGGCTGGCCGATCATCTCGGCGAACTCGATTACCTCGTAGCCGCGGCTGGTCCTGCGGTTGAGCGGCCGCAGCGGCCGGGTCCACAGCCGCGGCTCGGTGCGCCCGGTGAGCGGCTTACGGCCGGGGCCGCGCTTGGCGGGGTTCTGCGGGCTACCCGGCTTGTGGTCGGGGCAGCGCTTGCGGCCTGGGGCGGCTAGCTTGCGGCAGCCGGCGAAGCTGCAGCGGCTACGCTTCGCGCGCTGCGCGGAGCTTGGCGAGGCCGTTTGGCTTGGCATCTGGTGTCTTGCCGGTCTTCGTCATGGCGGCCCTTGCCGCGGGGGTGGCGCCGAGCTCGGCGAGCACCTTGAGCAGCTCGGGCCCGAGCCACCTGATGGCGGCGGCGTAGGCCTTGCCGGGGGGTGCCTCGTCGATGGTGCGGGCGTACTGGACGGCGAGCTTGGCGGCGGCGCCGTCTTTGCCGTCGCGGTCGATGTCGAGGCTCATGACGGTGGCGTAGACGGCCGGGTAGAGCAGCTCGCTCGCGTCGCGCAGTGCCATGACCTGTCACCTCCGCAGGAAAATCTCCTGGTTGCTCAGCACGGATGGTGTCTCTACAGGAAATTATGCGGCATGATGATGCTGTCACCGTAAATCTTCCTGCCGAGGAGCCTTGCATGGCCGCTGCCTCAGTGCCGTCGGGCCGCTCCCTGCTGGGCAAGGTGGCGCTGACCCTCTCGGCGCGGTCCCGTGCGCGCTCCGGCCGCCCGAGCAAGGCGGCTGCTTTCGTCGCTGATCACACGGGGACGATCGCGGCGCTGGGGTTCGGTGACGCGGCTGCGTGGCACGCGGGGACGACGTGGGGCCTGGTGGCGACTGCGGTGTGCGTCCTGGTCGCTGAGTTCAAAGTGCGCGGCTGATGAAGCTGCCGGAGATCACCGAGATCAGGCGGCTGACCGTCCGCCCCGGTGACCGGCTGGTCGTGAGCCTCGAGTACGAGCCGACCGATGCCGAGGTCGACGAGCTAGGCAGGCGGCTCCCCGCGGTCCTCGGCACGGACGTCCCGATCGTCATCCTGCCGCCGAGCATGGACATCACGGTCATCGGCCCGGAAGCGGACGGGCCGCAGAAGGTCCGTGTCGAGCTGTCCGGCGGCGACGGGGAAGAGCTCGTCCGCTGGCTGCGGGAGTGCATCCGGCGTCGCGGCGGCGGGTCGGTACAGCGCGCGCTAGGCAGCACCTGATGGGCTCGCTGCTGGGCATGATGCTGGCCCCGCGCAACGCGGCCTCGGCCGGCCCGCCGGTGCCGGGCGGGTCCGGTGGCATGGTGATGCCGGGCAGCAGCTCGGGCGCGTCGCCTGACCTGACGCTGATCCGCGCGTACAAGCAGAACGGCACCGTCTTCGCGAACGTCTCGCTCCTGGCCTCCAGCGTGGCCGCGCAGAAGTGGGCGCTGTACAGGTCGGCCCCGCCGTCGTCCCGGTACACGACGAGCGACCAGGGCAGCGACCAGCGGCAGCAGGTGCCGGTGCACGCGGCGCTGAACGTGCTGGAGAACCCGGCGAGCATCCTCGTTCCGTCGGGTCGCCGCTGGCCGATCTGGGACCGCTTCGGCCTGTTCGAGATCAGCCAGATCTACCTGGAGCAAACAGGCAAGAGCCACTGGATCATCGACAACGCCGAGCGTTCGTCGCCCATCCCGCTTGGCCTGTGGCCGGTGAGACCGGACCGCATGGTGCCGGTCCCGGACAAGGAGCGGTACCTGGCGGGCTGGCTGTACAAGAGCCCCGATGGCCGGGAGGTAATCCCGCTCTATCCCGACGAGGTCATTTTCAACAGGTACCCCGACCCGGAAGACCCTTACGGCGGCGCCGGTCCTATCCGCTCGGTGATAACGGATATCCAGGCGGCGGATTACGCGGCCGAGTGGAACAAGAACTACTTCATTAACTCGGCCGAGCCGGGCGGCGTCATCCAGGTCGACCACGAACTCCAGGAGAACGAGTTCGACGAACTCGTCGACCGGTGGCGGGAGACGCACCGGGGCGTAGCCAGGGCCCACCGCATCGCGGTCCTGGAGGCCGGGCAGACGTGGGTTGCGAACAACCACAGCGCCCGCGACATGGACTTCGCGAACCTCCGCAGCGTCTCGCGTGACATCATCCGCGAGGGCCTTGGCATGCACAAGGTCATGACGGGCGTGACGGATGACGTCAACAGGGCGAATGCGCAGACCGGCGAGGAAGTATTCGCCAGCTGGAAGGTTGCGCCGCGCCTTGAGAGATGGCGCAACGTACTGAATTCCCAGTTCCTCCCGCTGTTCGGCGCGACGGCCACGGGCAACGAATTCGACTTCTCGTACCCGACGCCGGCGAACCGCGAGCAGGACAACGCGGAGCTGATGGCGAAGGTGAACGCGGCGGGCGCCCTGGTGCGCGCCGGCTTCGAGCGGCACGCGGTGCTGGCGGCGGTGGGCCTGCCTGACATGGAGACGTCGGTCGTCCAGTCGCCCATGCCGGCGCTGCCGCCCGGCTGGATGCCGGGCTCGGCGGGCGGCCAGCCGGCCGCGGCGCCAGATGACGACGCGGTATCCGCGGCCTTCCGCAACGCGGGCTGGGACCCGCGCGCGATGGCCGCTTTCAACCAGCTGACGGGAGCGCGATGACCGCGAAGACGTACCCGCTCAAGTGCGCGATCCGCGCCCAGGACGACGGGGTGACCAGGGTCGACGTGTACGACGACATCGGCCCGGGCGGCTGGTTCAGCGAGGGGCTGACCGCGAAGGACTTCACGGCGAAGATGGCCGGGATCGCGGGCCCGGTGGAGTGCCACGTGAACTCGGGCGGCGGCGACGTGTTCGACGGGATCGCGATAGCGAACGCGCTGCGCGCCCACAAGGGCGGCGTGACCGTGGTGGTTGACGGCCTGGCCGCCTCGATCGCCAGCGTGATCGCGCAGGCTGGCGGCACGCGGGTGATGCAGGCCAACAGCATGATGATGATCCACGACGCGTTCGGCATGGCGATGGGCAACGCGGCGGAGATGCGGCAGATGGCCGACACGCTCGACAAGGTCAGCGACAACATCGCCGACGTCTACGCCTCCCGGTCCGGCCAGGGTGACGCGGCCAGCTGGCGCGACACGATGAAGGGCGAGGCCTGGTACACCGCGGACGAGGCGGTCGGCGCGGGCCTGGCTGACCGGGTCGGCGAGGGGGCCGCGTCGCTGCCCGCGGGGATGGACCTGGCGGCGTTCACCGCGGTGCCTGGGCGGATCGCGGCCGCGCTGCGGTCGATGCCGCAGGCTGCTGCCCCGGTGCCGGAGCCGCCCGCCGTGGCGCCGGCCGGGCCGGAGGGCACGCGGGATCTCCCCCCGTCGCGCTTGTACGCCAGGGACGGCCGCCTGCTGGGCCTGGAGAGCATGCCGGTCGCGGACAAGGCGCTGCCGGTGCACCACACGGCGACTGAGGACACGGCGTGGAACGGCCCCGCGGCGGTGGCCGCGATGCCGGCTGACGACACGGTCCTGAAGTACTGCCACGCCTGGGAGTCCGACGAGGCGGCGAGCGTGCCGCACCGCGAGGGCGACGACGACGCCGACGACCAGAAGGGGAACTACAAGTTCCCCCACCACGAGCACAAGGGCGGCGCGGCGAACGTGAACGCCTGCAACAACGGGCTGGCCAGGCTTTCCGGCGCGGACATCCCGGAGGCGGACCGGGCCGGGGTGGAGGCGCACCTGCGCGCCCACCTGAAGGACGCCGGGCACGGCGACGACGACGCGGAAGACGGCGGCGGCGAGAACATCTCCGGGGCGGCTGCCCTGGAGCAGGTCCGATCGGCTCTGAAGGGAGCGCGCGCATGAAGGGACAGGTGGCGATCCCCGAAAGCTCAGAGGAGCTTGAGGAGCTGCTGCACGACGACGGGCGGATGGGCGAGGTGGCAGGCAGTCCCGAGCTGCTGGCCGAGTTCACCCAGAAGTACCAGGGCGCCTGGAAGGCGAAGAACGCGCTGGCGATCCGCGAGATGGCCGAGCGCCAGCAGGTCGACCTGCAGGCCTTCATGAAGGAGCAGGTGGACAAGCACGGGGCGCGCGCCCCGGAGGGCTGGCAGCCGCCCGCCGCTGGCGTAGCCGGCTCGCGCCGCTCGAAGGCGCTCTCGCGCTCGCGGCTGCGGGACGCGGCGGCTTCATTCGAGAGGAACCACCTGTTCAGCCCGACGGCAATCGGCGCCGAGCTGGAGGACGCCGGCTATGCGGACAACCTGCGGCAGTTCATCTGGGCGACGCTGAAGGGCGAGGCGGTCGCGGCACGGGACGGTGATAGCGAGCTCGCCGCGAAGCTGCTGGCGCTTAAGGGCAGCATCGCGAAGACGCTGCAGATCCGCAACGCGGGCATGGCTGAGCGGATTCCGTCCGAGGGCGGGTTCCTGGTTCCGGAGACGCTCAGGTCGGAGCTCTTCGCGCTGATGCTGGAAGAGTCGGTGATCAGCGACCAGGTGACCACGATCCCGATGGACAGCCTGCGGGTGCCGCTGCCGACGATCGACGACACGACCCACGTGGGCAGCGTGTTCGGCGGCGTGTCGGGCGCCTGGACGGCTGAGGGTGGCGCGCTGACCACGTCGTCGCCGAAGTTCTCCCGCCTCGTCCTGATCGCCAACAAGCTGACCGCTTACACCGAGATCCCGAACGAGCTGCTGCAGGACTCCGTGACGGCGATGGACGTGTGGTTCAACACGTTCTTCCCGCAGGCGCTGGCGTTCTTCCGTGACCTGGCGTTCATCTCGGGCGACGGCGTCGACCAGCCGCTCGGCCTGGTCAACGCGCCCGGCGCGGTGAAGGTGACGGGTACCAGCGGGCACCACATCACGTACGCGAACACCGTGACGATGTTCTCCCGGATGTGGCCGGGCAGCCTGAAGAACGCCGTGTGGCTCGCGTCTCCCGACACCATCCCCGAGCTGGCGCAGATGGCCGTGGCGCCGGACGGGACCGGGACGCCGGTCGCTCCCCCTGTGTTCATCCCGGGCAACTCGGCCATGAACGCGCCGGGCGGCCTGGACGACGGCCGGTCGTTCACGCTGCACGGCCGCCCCGGGATCGTGTCGGAGAAGGTCCCGGCACTGGCCGGGAGCGTCCCCGGCTCGCTCATGTTCGTCGACCTGTCCAAGTACCTGGTCGGCGACCGGCAGGCGATGCAGATTGCCTCGAGCGCCGAGTACAAGTTCGCCAACGACATGGTCGCCTACCGGGTCATCGAGCGGCTCGACGGGCGCCCCTGGGTTCAGTCGGCGATCTCCCCGGCGAACGGGTCGGCGAACACGCTGTCCCCGTACGTCCTGCTGGACACCACCAGCTGATGGACTTCCGGGACTCGCCGCACTACAGGGCGGACGCGCCGGGCGCGCGGCTGGATGACCAGCCGTGGGCCCGGTCGTGGCCGTCCTACCTCGCCGCAGTGTTCGGCGAGGACAGCTCGGCCCGGCGGTTCATCCGCAACGCGTGGACGGAGCGGGTCGGGTCCGAGGGCGGCTTCCTCGTCCCCGAGCAGCTGCGCGCGCAGGTGATGAGCTACGTCACCCCGGCGGTGGTGCGCCCGAAGGCGATGGTGCTGCCAATGGGCGCCTACCGGCTCAAGGTCCCGGTGCTGGACAACCCGTCGCAGGCATCGGGCGCGCAGGCGCTCGGCGGGCTCACGTTCAGCTTCGTCGAGGACGGGGCGCCGATCCCGGCGAGTAACCCGGAGTTCGGCCTGACGTTGCTCGAGGCGCGCAAGCTGGCCGCGCTGGTCGCCGTCCCGGGCGAGCTGGCGTCAGACGCCGCGGGCGCGCTCGGCGACTTCATCGCCCGGGTGATCGCCATCGGCTACGCGTGGACGGAAGACGACCACTTCATCGCGGGCACGGGCACGCACGGGCCGCAGGGCATCCTGAGCGCGGAGTGCGCGGTCACGGTGTCCCGCACGGGCAGCCCGGTGAACGCGGCCGACGTCGCCACGATGCTGTCGAAGCTGCATCCCGCGGCGCTCGCGGCGGGGCTGACGCCGGGCATTACCGACGTCGGCTGGCTGGTCTCGGAGTCGCTGATCGCGGCGATCCTGCAGATGTACCTCGTGCCGGCCACTCCCCCTGCTACGGCCGGCGCCCCGGTGGCGCTGCCGTCCTGGCTGAGCCTGGGCGACGGGCACCAGGTCGGCCCGTCCATCCTCGGCCTGCCGGCGTTCGTGACCGACCACCAGCCCGCCGCGGGCTCGCCGGGTGACCTTGCGCTGGCGGACTTCCGGCACTACCTGATCGGCGACCGCGCCGAGCTCGTCATCGAGCCGTCGGCGGCCGGGGCCGGGTTCGTCACGGACATCACGAACTACCGGGTCAAGGCGCGGGTTGACGGCCGCTACCAGGTCCCGGGCGCGACGACAACCGAGGCTGGGCAGCAGGTCAGCCCGGTCGTGATCCTTCAGTAGGGAGAAAAACAATGGCTGGCATTGAGGCACTAGGCCGCGAGAACGACTTCTCGATCGGCGTCGCGCCGGCGGACCTGTCCGGCGGGGCGGTCACCGGCAAGCGCATCTCGCTGAAGAACTGCGTCGGCGTCCAGATCGTGATCGTCAAGGGCGCCGCCTCGAGCGGCACGGACCCGACGTTCACGTTCAAGGAGGCGACCGCCGACACGTCCGGCACGAGCCAGAACATGGCGACCCCGCCCGGCTACTTCTACAAGAAGTCCGCGGCGGCGCTGGCCGGGACGGAGACGTGGACGAAGGTCACGGCCACCTACTCGAGCGGCGTGATCACCCTCACCGGCGAGCAGGGCAACCAGGGCATCTACGTCTTCGACGTCCTGTCCGAGGACCTGTCGGCAGGGTTCTCCTACCTCGAGGTGGACTCGGGCGACGCGGGGTCGGTGGCCCAGCTCGGCACGGTGCTGTTCATCGCGCATGACCTGCTGGTTGAGCGGGACGCGGCGAACCTGGCTGCGCTGTCCAGCTGATGACGGACTGGGCTTGTGCGAGGTGCCGGGCGCAGGTTGCGCCTGGTGCCCCGCGCTGCCCGGAGTGCCCTTCTACGGAGTTCATCGAGGCAGAGGCGGAGGCGGACGAGGTGACGCTGAAGATCAACCGGCAGGGCGTGGTGTCGGACTCGGCTGCCGTGGCGGCTCAGGCCGTCGCTGCCGAGGCTGTGGCCGTCCCTGAGGTTCCCGTCGATGCGGTCCCGGTTCCTGAGCCAGAGGCGGTTACTGCTGCCCCTGAGCCGCAGCCGGAGCCTGCCCCGCCGGCGCCTCCCGTTCCGCCGGTGCGTACCCCGCCGCGCCGTGCTGCCCCTCCGGCGGTGCCGCGTGAGTAGCCAGCAGGGCGGCTGGTGGGGGCTGCACAGTGTCTTCGAGCAGTCCCGTCAGGAGTTCGACGCCTACTGGTCGAACCCGCCGGTGGCGTGCCCGGTCTGCGGCCAGCCGCTGGTTAACGCCCCGAGCACGAACAGCGGCTCGGGTATCGAGCTGTACTGCAACTACGCCGGCGATCACGAGTTCCAGTACCCGCGTGACCACCAGCCTCCGGTGCGCCTGGACAGTGGCGGGCAGGTGAGCCCGCTGTGACCGCGAAGGTGACGGCGGCCGCGAAGCCGGCGAAGGCGCCTGCCCCGAAGGCCGCGCCGAAGAAGGCGACGGCGAAGGCGGCGAAGACCAAGACGGCGAAGTCGACGAAGACGGCGAAGAGCGCTATGACGGCGTCGCAGAAGCACACGGCGCACCTGCAGCATGTCGCGCACCTTGCGCATCTCGCGCACCTGGCGGCGCAGGGGAAGCCTGCCGGGTTCGCGGTGGGTGACCTGCTGCCGGTGTGCTCGGCGGAGGCTGTGGCGCGGTCGCTGCGGCTGGCTGGCCAGCGGGTGAGCGATGACGAGGTGCTTGAGCTGCACTACCTTGCGGGCGGGTCGGACGGCGTGCCGGTGAGCGTCGGCGAGGCGCTAGCGGCTGCCGCCCTGTTCGGGCTGGCCGGGTGCCGTCCGGCTGAATTCCGGCCTGCGCACCGGGTCTACCCAGCCGATGATCTTGGGTGCGCCGGTGCGGTTCTCCAGCCAGAGTCCCATGGCAGCGCGCCATCCGAGCTGGGCCTTGTCGCGGTCGAACTGGCTGGGCTCCATGGCCTGATCCTACGTATCGACGTCCCTGGCCCGCACGCGGTGCTCGCGACGCGTGACGGCTGGTGGTCATGGGGCGAGCTGTACTCGCCGTGGCGGTGCCGCGTCAGCGAGGCGTGGGCGGTGGCCTGGTGAGCATCTACATAGACCGCGTCGCCTACTGCTCAAGGTACGAGGCGCAGCGGAGCGTGGACTTCCCGGCGGGCACCGACGTGAACGCGGCGATCGACCGGGCGATCATGTCGGCGGCGGAGAACATCGACGGCGGCCTCAAGAGGCAGTTCTACCCGTCCGATGACACGCGGTTCGCGGACTGGCCCAATCAGGGCGGATCCGGCGGCGGCCAGTACGCCAACCCGTGGCGCCTGTGGACGGACGACAACGACATGGTGTGCGTGACGTCGCTGGTGTCCGGCGGCGTGACGATCACCCTCGACCAGTTCTTCCTGATGCCGTGGAGCAACCCGGTCAAGGGCCGCCCGTACTTCAGCTACATCGAGCTTGACCGGGCGACGAACGCCCAGTTCGGCAACAACGCGCAGACCCCGCAGAACAGCATCGCGATCACCGCGACGTGGGGTTACGGCGCGGACGCCGACCCGGCGGGCACGCTCGCGGCCAACGTCGGGCTCACCGACACGACGATCACGGTCAGCGACGGCAGCCAGGCGGGACCGGGCAACCTGATCGTGCTGGGCTACGGGCGGGGCGATGCCCCGTTCCCGCTGCTGGCACCGCACGCCGGCGCGGTGCAGCCGTACCAGGGCGAGCGGGTGCTGATCACCGACGCGTCCCCGGTGGCCACCGGCCTGACGCAGGACGGCGGCGGGGTCACGACCGACCAGGCCAACGACCAGTCGCTGAGCTGGACGGGCAGCGGCCAGCTGAACGCGGGCGAGGTGATCACCCTCGACGCGGAGGACATGTACGTGGAGAAGATCCTCGGCTCGACGGCGGTGGTGCGGCGGGCGTTCAACGGCACCACGCTCACCGCTCACAGCACGGCACCCGTCTACGCGATGCGGCAGTGGTCGGTGCTGCGCGGGATCCTCGGCACCACGGCGGCCACCTACGACACCGGGGCGGCGGTCATGCGGCACCGGGTGCCGCACCTGGTGCGCGACCTCGCCATCGCTGAGGCGTACGGGCAGGTCTTGCAAGAAGGCAGCGGCTACGCGCGGACGGTCGGCACCGGGGAGAACGCGTCACCCGCGCCCGGCATCGCGCTCGCGGACAAGTGGGCGGAGTGCCGCGTGCGGCACGGCCGCAAGGCACGACAGAGGGCGGTGTGATGGCTGCTCGCTACTGGGTCCTCATGAGCCACGAGCTCATGGACAGCGACCCGCAATGGCCCGACGGACTGCGGCCCGTCAAGCAGGCAGACGACGGACCCGGCCCGTCAGCCGACTGCGCATGGTGGCTGCTTGAAGACGACGGTGCGCCTGCCACGCTCGAAGGCAAGCGCGTCGAGCTCACCTTCGTGCGCAGCGGCAACCGCGCCATGATCGGCAGCCGGAAGCCGGCGACCTGATGGGCACCCTCAAGATCAAGGTCGACTGCCGCACGTCGGGCCCGATGGCCAACGGCGAGGCGGAGAAGGCCGCCCAGGACTGGGCGACAAATACCACGCAGGCGCTTGGCGACAAGGGCGTTGAGCTGCTGCGCGCGTTCCCGATGAACAAGACCGGCCGGGCACGCGGCGGCTTCGAGGCTGCGCTGAAGACGACGCGGGTGTCACCCACCCTGGTGCGCATCGCCGGGCCGCAGCAGCGCGGTGTGGCCTGGTCGCCGTGGCTGGAGGGCACTAGCAAGCGGAACGACGGCAAGTTCAAGGGCTACCACCTGTTCCGCAAGACCCGGCTGCAGCTGGACAAGATGGCCCCGGACATCGCACAGGCGGAGCTGGAGAAGGTACTGCCCCGGATGGGCGGTGACTGATGCCCTTCGACCAGGAAGCGATCTCCACCCTGTTCGCGCGGATCGTCAGCCCCTGCAAGCAGATCGGCGTCTTCCGCTCGTCAGTGATCCAGCACGAGCCCAAGGCCGCCCCGGCGACCACGCCCGCGCTGGCGCTGTGGTGGTCGGGCATCGGCCCGGCGCGCGGCTTCAGCGGCCTGTCGGCCACGTCGGCGCGGATCGAGTACCGCGGGCGCGTCTACCTCAACTTCAAGTCCCGCTCCGAAGAGGACATCGACCCGCTGCTCATGACGCTCACCTCCCAGGTGATCGGCGCGTTCAGCAGCGCGTTCACGCTGAACGGCGACGTCGCCGCGGTCGACCTGCTCGGCGGGTGGGGCGAGCCGCTGTCGGCGGTGCCGGGCTACGTGCAGCACGACGGCCAGGAGTTCCGGGTCAGCGAGCTTGTCATTCCCCTGATCGTCGATGACGTCTGGACACAGGAGGCCTAGTGGCAAAGCAGAGCGGATTGGGGTCGCGCTTCCTGGTCGGCGGCTACGACATCAGCGGCGACGTCTCGGCGCTGGACAGCATCACCGGCGCACAGGCGCTGCTCGACTCAACCGACATCACCCAGTCGGCGCACTCGCGGATCCCCGGCCAGCGTGACGGCAGCATGGGCTTCACCGTCTACATGGACCCGGCGAACGCGCACCCGGTGCTGTCGGCACTGCCGACCGCGGACACGCTGATGACCTTCCTCGCCCCGCCGCTGGCCATCGGCAACCCGGCCGCCTGCCTGGTCGCGAAGCAAGTGAACTACGACCCGAACAGGGCGAACGACGGCGCGCTGACGATGAAGGTCGAAGGGCAGGGCAACGCCTACGCGCTTGAGTGGGGCGTGCAGCTGACGCCCGGCCTGCGCACCGACACGACCGCGACGAACGGGACGGCGCTGGACCAGGGCGGCGGCTTCACGCCGCCGGTGTCGCCGCCCGCGTCGGGCACGCCGAGCGCGAACACGTCGCCCCTGCCCGCCACGGTGGTCGTCACCGGCGGCACGGTCACCAACGTCGTGGTCAACGGCGTCCCGGTCGGCACCGGCGACGGCACCTACACCGTCCCGTCCGGGCAGGCAATCACGCTGACCTACTCGGCGGCGCCGACGTGGACGTGGACGCTGCAGACCGCGTTCGGAGCGCAGGCCTACCTCCAGCTGACTTCCTTCGCGGGCACGTCGGTCACGGTCGCCGTGCAGGACTCCGCGGACAACTCGACGTTCACCGCGGTGACCGGCCTCACCTTCACCGCGGTCACCGCCGCGCCCGCCTGGCAGCGGCTCGCGACGGCGGGGAACGCGACGCTCCGCCGGTACGTGCGGGTGGTCACGGCCGGCACGTTCAGCAGCGCCACGTTCGCCGTGGTGCTGGACCGCAACCTAGCCCAGACGGCGTTCTTATGGGCTTCTCCCAGCGCCTGCCGCCGCCCGCGTGGACGTACCCGGACGCCCGCGCCTACCGCGTCCACATGCCCATGGACGTCACGGTGGTGGCCGCATGCGAGGACGTCGGCTGCGATCAGTGGCGCACCGGGTGGGAGACGGTCGCCGACGAGTCCACGAAGGAAGGCGCGCTCGTCGCGGCGTGGATCCGCTCCGGCCAGTCCGGGCGCACCTTCCGGGAGCTCGTCGTGGTGGCCGGCCAGCCTGCCGTCTTCCGCTTCGACTCCGGTCAGCGCTGCTTTCAGGAGCACCGCACGCGGCCGGGGCGGCTGCTGGTCTACCAGGGCGGCCGCGGCGTCCGCGAGCACACTGACCTCCGCTTCCTGGCGGAGGACTACACCGAGCACGTCGGCCGCCTGGCCGAGCAGCAAGAGAGGGGCTGAGCGCCTTGGCGAAGACCAGCGGCCTAGGGGCCACAATTTCCATCGCGGACGCGGGCGGCACGCCGCGGGTCATCAGCAACGACTTCGGCGACTTCACCATCGCGACCCCCGTCGCGATGCAGGACACCACCGGCGTGGACAAGTACGCGCACGAGCGCCTCGCCCTGCTGCGTGACCTGACGATGCAGTTCAAGGGCGTCGCCAACTTCGCGGCGAACATGTCGCACGCGGTGCTGTCCACCGTCGTCACGGGCGCGGGCGCAGTCGAGCGGGCGACCTCGGTGTGGCCGACCAGCAACGGCAGCACGCCGGTCATGGCGGCCAACCTGCTGTTCTCCAGCTACGACGTGGCGCGGGGCAACGGCGGCGAGCTTACGTTCTCGTCTGAGGGCATGCTCGCTGACGGCGCGATCCCGGTTTGGGCCTGAGGTGGGCGGATTCGAGGTAGGCGCCGGCACCGGAACGATCCTCACCTTCGACGGCACTCAGTACGAGGGCCTGGAGGTGAAGATCGACGAGGTGCCGATCGGCCTGCTCATGGACATCGCGGAGAAGTACGACGCCCTCACCGCCGAAGAGGTCGACATGAAGGCCGGCATGAAGCTCTTCCGCGACCTGATCGAGAGCTTCGCCACGGTCCTGGAGGAATGGAACGTAACCCGCAAGGGCGAGCCGGTGCCCGCCACCCTGGACGGCCTGCGGCTCATGGGGCGGACGTTCGTGATGGCGATCCTCGGCGCCTGGTTCAACGGGACTGTCCAGGCAGACGAGGAACTGGGAAAAGACTCCGGCTCTGGCACGACCTCGCCGGAGGCACTCACAGCGATGGCAGCCCAGTCGTCAAGCCTGCCGAGCTCGCCACCGCAGAGGTTGTTATCGGGCTCTGCGACAGGTGGCACGTGCTGCCGTCGCAGGTGATGGCTGAGCCCGGCTGGGTGCTGCGGATGCTCGACGTCTACCGGCTGGGCCACCGCGAGGAAGACGAGGAACCGGAGGGGGGTGAGTAGCGTGGCCGAGAATTACGTCAGCATCAGCGTGAAAGCAACCGACGGGGCCAAGCCGGACCTTGACGCGCTGAAGGCGAAGCTCGCCGACCTGAACAAGCAGGTGGCCGAGGCGAGCGCGAACGTCAACACGGCGGACGGCGCGGCGAAGCTCGCCGCCCTGCAGGTGAAGCTCGACGCGGTTAACAGGCAGGTCGCGAACCCGAAGATCGACTTGCAGGGCGCCAACAAGGCGCTCTCCCAGGCGCTCGCCGTCGAGTCGGCACTCGGCCACCTCGGCGACAAGGGGGGCGACGCGGGGCGCAGCTGGGGCGCCGGCTTCAAGGCGGCGGCGGGCGGCCCGCTGAACGACCTGTCCTCGCAGCTCGGCGGCTCCGGTATCGGCAAGGACGCGGGCAAGGCCGGGGCGCAGGACGGCGGCCTGTTCGGCAACAGCTTCGTGACCACGTTCCTGGGCGGGAAGAAGACCGCGATCACCGGCGGCATCGCGTCCGCCATGGCCACGCTGCCGGCGCTCGGCGCGGTCGCCGGGGTGGGCATGGTCGCCGGGCTCGGCGGGATGATCGCCAGCAAGATCCCCGCGGTCGCGAACCAGTTCAAGGCGTTCGGCGCGCAGGCGATGGGGACGCTGGAGAACGCGGTCAAGCCGCTGGTGCCGTTCCTCACGCAGGCGATGGGGCAGGCGTCCGGCATCCTGAAGCAGATCGCGCCGGAGTTGTCGGGGCTGTTCAAGAGCGTGGGCCCGGCGATCGCCCCGCTGGTGAGCGGGCTGGGCGGCCTGATCAAGGGGCTGCTGCCCGGCCTGTCCGCGATCATCAAGGCCGCGATGCCCGCCGTGACCGCGTTCGGGTCGGCGCTCGGCGGGCTCGGCAAGAACCTTGGCGGCATGCTCTCCGCCATGGCTCCCGCGGTGGCGGCGAGCGCGGGCGTGATGAAGGCGCTGTTCGGGGCGATCGGCGGGCTGCTGCCGGTGATCGGGAAGCTGGCCGCGATCCTGGCGTCCGCGCTGGCCCCGGTGCTGTCGTCGGTGATCGGCGCGGTGAAGGCGCTGGAGCCCGCGTTCACGGCGGTGGCGAAGGTGGTGGCCGCGTTCGCGCAGGCGTTCCTCGGCAACCTGTCCGGCGGCCTCAACGCCGTGATCGGCCTGGTCACGGCGCTGGCCCCGGTGATCACGAAGCTCGCCGGGGTGTTCCTGCAGGCATTCAACCTGATGAACAACCGCGGGATCTTCAACGACATCGAGGACGCGATCGAGGGCCTGGTCGGCCCGATCGCCCAGATCGTGACCGCGCTCGCCAATGCCCTGATGCCGATCATCCCGCCGGTACTGAACGTGCTGTCCGCGCTGGCCGGGGTGCTGCAGGGCGTGCTGATCTCCGCGGTGAAGGCGCTCGCCCCGATCCTGGTGCAGGTCGCGGGGGTGCTGGGGGTGCTGCTGAAGACGGCGGTGCTGCCGCTGCTGCCGGTCATCGTGCAGCTGGCGACGATGCTCGGCGCCACGCTGGGGCAGGTGCTCGCGGCGCTGCTGCCGCCGCTGGGCCAGCTGGTCCTGGCGCTGCTGAAGATCGTGATCGCGATAACCCCGATCCTGCCGCCGCTGATGCAGCTGGTCACGCTGCTCGTGGGCCTGGCGCTTAAGGCGCTGGTGCCGCTGGCGGGGCTGATCGGGGTGGTGGCGGGCTGGATCGCGAAGCTGGCCGGGGTGATCGCGGTCGTGGTCGGCTGGGTCGCGAAGATCGTCGCGGCGGTGCTGGGGTGGATCACGAACTTCGGCAAGCTGAGCGCCGCGGTCGGCGACGTCGTGAACTTCATCAAGGCCCACTGGCCGCTGCTGCTGGCGATCCTCACCGGCCCGGTAGGCGCGGCGGTCATCTACATCGTCACCCACTGGAAGCAGATCACGGACGCGGCGTCGCAGCTGTGGCACGACGTAACTGGGTTCATCTCGAAATTGTGGACGGACGTCACCGGGGCCGTGTCGAAGGGCGTGAGCGCCGTCACCGGGTTCTTCGCCAAGATGTGGACGGACGTCACCGGGGACGTGTCACGCGGCGTGAGCGACGTGCTGTCCCTGGCCAAGCGCCTGTTCAGCGACTTCATCTCAACCGAGGTCAGCGGCCTGGACAACATCATCCACTGGTTCGAGGGGCTGCCGGGGCGGATCCTGTCGGCGCTGGGCAACCTCGGCTCGCTGCTGCTGAACGCGGGCAAGTCGATCATCCAGGGGCTGATCAACGGCATCACCGGGATGATCGGCAGCGTCGAGAGCACGATCGGGAACGTGGTGAGCGACATCAAGTCGTTCCTGCCGTTCAGCCCGGCGAAGAAGGGGCCGCTGTCGGGGTCGGGCGCGCCGGTGAACTCCGGCCGGTCGATCGGCCGGCAGCTCGCCCAGGGCCTCACGGCGTCGCTGCCGGAGCTGCGGACCACGATGGCGAACCTGAGCGCCACCGTAGTGGCGCGGCCCGGCGCCGGCAGCGCGAGCGCCGCGGCGGCCGCGGCGGCGAACAGCAAGATGACGCTCAGCATCGCCAGCGGCAGCGATGACCTGCTGACGCGGTGGTTCCGCCAGCAGGTCCGCGTGATCGGCGGCGGGTCAGTGCAGCGCGCCTTCGGCAACGGATGACCATCAACCAAGGAGACAGCAAGTGGCCCTGACCGCGTACTTCCAGCCGAAGTTCCTGCTCAACCACATGGGCAAGGCGACCGTGAACATGTCGACCGACACGTTCAAGGTCGGCCTGATCGCCTCCGGCACGCTCGCGACGCGGGCGACGGCCGAGGGCTTCGAGTTCGTCAGCGACCTGCTGGCGAACGGCGGGTCGGCGCTGACCGAGGTCTCGGGCACCGGTTACTCCCGGCAGAACCTGGCCAGCACCGGGTGGACCGCGTCCGGCCTTGTCGCCACGTTCACCGCGTCGAACCCGTCGTGGCCCACCTCGACGTTCAGCACGAACTACGCGTGGATCCACGACGAGACCGCCAGCTCGGCGACCGACGCGACGCGCCCGCTGCTGGCGATCTTCGACCTGGGCGGCACGCAGTCGGTCAGCGGTACCACGTTCACCCTGACCGTGAACGGCTCCGGCCTCGTCACCTTCACCGCCGCGATCTGACCTTTCCCGCACGGCGCCCGGGAGGAGGTGAGCCGCCGTGGCGGTAACGGTTGTCCAGAGCGTCGCCGTCGTAGACGCCGCAAGCGGCTCGTTCGCCTCGCCAACTACCGCGGGCAATACCGTTGTCGTGGTCGCTGCCCTCGCGAACAGCGCCAACGTGACGATGGCGGTAACCGGCGTCACGCTCGGCGGGAGCGCTGGTAACTTCGCGCAGGCGGCCTCCGTCCAGTCCGCCTACGCGGGCGGCTTCACGGAGTTCGCCGCGATCTGGGCGGACCCGAACTGCGCAGGCGGCCAGACCGCGGTAGCCATCGCCGGGACCAACCTGCCCCTCACGGGCGGCAGCGCGAACGGCTTCGTCGCGCTTGAGGTCTCCGGCCTGGTGGTTTCCTCGCTGCTGACCAGCGTGCTGGACAAGACCGCCACGAACTCCGGCACCACGGGCACAGCCGTCTCCTCCGGCACGACCGCCACGACGACGCAGGCGGCGGAGATCGCCGTCGGCGGCCTGGCCGGCAACGACGTGCTCTCCGCGTTCACCTCCGGGTACACCACGGTGGCGATCAACGACGGCAGCGGCCAGTTCAACGCGGGCGCGTACCGGGTCCTGTCTGCCACGGGCACGCAGTCGGTTGCCGCGACGCAGGCCAGCTCGGGCCCGTGGGCGGGCGCGATCGCCACCTTCAAGGCGGCATCCGGTACCAGCGTCTCCCTGCCCGTCGCGCAGATCGCGGCCGCGGCGCCGCTGCCCGCCCTTGCGGCCGGCCCGGTGGCGCTCCCGGTTGCCCAGGTGAACGCCGCGGCGTACACGGTGACCGGGGGCGGCCTGGCCGCCGGGGTGATCCTGAACGAGGCAGGCGGCGGCCTGCTGACGGAGGACGGCGGGTCGCTCGCCACCGAGGTGGCCGCGGGCGCCCTCACGCTTCCCGTGGCCCAGGTGACGGCGGCCGCGCCGCTGCCTGCCCCGGTCGTCTCGGTGCCGCTGCCCGTGGCCGGGGTCGCCGTCTCCGCCCCGCTCCCGTCGCTCGCCGCGGGACCGGTTGCCATCCCGCGCGCCCAGGTGACCGCCGCCGCGCCGCTTCCTGTTCCGTCCGTCTCCGTTCCGCTCCCCGTCGCGCAGGTCAACGTGGCGGGGTACCCGCCGACGCCGACCAGCGGCACCGCCGTGGCCCTGCCCGCCGCGCAGGTGGCCGTCTCCGCGCCCCTGCCGTCGCTCGCGGCCGGCCCGGTCGCCATCCCTGCGGCCGCCGTCACGGTCGCCGCCCCGCTGCCAACTCCGGTCGCGTCGGTCCCGCTGCCCGTCGCACAGGAGAGCGCGGCAGCGCACTCCCCGGCTTCTGCCGCTGGGCCTGTCTCGCTCCCGGCCGCCGCAGTCACCGTGGCCGCTCCGCTGCCCACGCCGAAGGCCTCGGTCCCGCTGCCCGTCGCGCAGGTCAACGTGGCATCACCGCTGCCCGCGCCGTCCGTCAGCGTCCCGCTCCCGGCCGCACAGGTCAACGTCGCCGGGCACCCGCTGGCGCCGAACGCCCCCGTCTTCGTCGCGCTCCCGGTTGCCCAGGTCACCGTGGCCGCGCGGACCGTGACGCCCTTCGTCGCGCCCGTCTTCCCCTACGCCCCGCTCGACATGCGCTGTGAGCTCAACCTGGGCGGCACCTACACCGACGTCAGCGGCTACGTCTACCAGCGGGGCGGCGACACGCCGCCGGTGAGCATCACCCGCGGCCGTCCCGACGAGTCCAGCCAGGCCAACCCCGCCACCTGCAGCTGGGAGTGGAACAACCGCGACGGAAGGTTCAGCCCGAAGAACCCGCTGTCGCCTCTCTTCGGCCAGCTGGGCAGGAACACGCCGGTGCGCTGGTCGGTGCCCGCCGCGAGCACGTACCTGCGGCTGGAGGCCGGCGTCGGCGCCTACGCCTACGCGCCGGAGGCCAGCCGCCTGGACATCACGGGCAGCCTGGAAGTGCGGATCGCGCTGCGCATGTCGGACTGGCGAGCGTGCGACCTGGCGTCGAAGTACGACGGCAGCGGGTCCTCGTCGTGGATCTGGAACACCGCCACCGACGGGACGCTGCAGTTCTGGTGGCTTGACTCGACGACGCTGCACAGCGTCACGACGACGGCCCCGCTGCCCGTGTCCGCGCGGGCTGTCCGGGTCACCCTCGACGCCACCACGGGCACGGTCACCCACTACACCAGCGACTCGATCGACGGCACGTGGACGCAGCTGGGGACCGCGCTGAGCGGCACCGGCGGCGCGGCCACGACGGTGCGGTCCGGCTCCGGCGGCAGCGTGCCGCTCACGGTCGGCTGGTCGGCGAACAACCCCACGTGGCAGCTGTACGGGCGGGTGACGGGCTTCCGCTTGTACTCGGGCATCGGCGGCACGGTGGTGGCCAACGCGGCGTTCAACGCGCAGACCGCGGGGGGCACGACGTGGACGGACTCCCCTGGCAACACGTGGACGGTGACGGGCGGCGCCGAGCTGTCCGGCCGCGACTACCGCTTCCACGGGGAGATGAGCGCGCAGCCGCCCAAGTGGGACGTCACCGGGGCCGACCAGGCGGTGATGGCGCAGGCAGGCGGCCCGCTGCGCAGGCTCAGCCAGGGCACGGCGAACGCCATGTCGGCGATGAAGCGCGGCATCATGCTGCAGACGGGGAACCTGGCGCCGCAGGCGTACTGGAGCCTGGAGGACGCGGCAGGCGCGTCCGTGTTCGGCGCCAGCCTGGGCGGGCTGCCGATGACGTTCGACGCCAACCCCGCCCCGTCCATGGCCACCGACAGCAGCTTCGTCGCGTCGGCCCCGCTGCCGGCGCTCAACGGGTCGCGGCTGTACGGGCGGGTGGCGCCCTACTCCGGCGGCAACAGCATCGTGGTGCGCTGGCTGTGCAAGCTCGGCACGGTCACCCTGCTGCCAGGCGGCACCTACGCGCCGCTGGCGCGCATCTCGACGTCCGGAACCGTCCGCGCCCTGTACGTGGTCGCGTTCGCCAGCAGCGGCTCGCTCGGCCTGATCGGCTACGACGCCAGCGGCACCGACGTCATCAACACCGGCCCCTTCGCCTTCGGCGCCGCCGGGGCCCCGCTGTACTACTCGGTTGAGATCCAGCTCGTGAGCGGCAACGTGCAGGTCTCCCTGGTGACGCTCGCCCCCGGCGCGAGCTCCGGCCTGGCGGCCACCGTGACCCTCTCCGGCGGCAACGTCGGCAACTGCTCGGTCATAAGCCTCAACCCCAACGCCCTGTTCACCGACACGGCGGTCGGTCACGTGACCTTGCAGACCACTGACTCCTCCCTGTTCGCGCTCGGCCAGCCGCTGAACGCGTGGACGGGGGAGATGGCCGCCGCCCGCTATGCCCGCCTTGCGGGGGAGAACGGCTACCAGGCGCGCATCATGGGCAGCCCGGCTTACTCGGCGCAGATGGGCCCGCAGTCCGTGGCGACCCTGTCCAGCCTGCTCACGGAAGTCGAGGCGGCCGACCTCGGCCAGCAGTACGAGCCGCGCCAGGTGCTCGCGCTCGGCTACCGCACCCTGGCGAGCATGTGCGCCCAGCCGCCGCGCCTGACGCTCGACTACGCGCAGAGCCAGCCGGGCGGGGTCAACGGCGACGGTACCAACAGCGGCCTTGACCCCACCTACGATGACCAGCTGCTTGCCAACGACTGGACGGTGACGCGCGGCAGCTCGGCCGGCAGCCAGGGCGCCACCGTCCAGGTACAGCTGGACGACGGCAGCGCCATGAGCATCAGCAACCCGCCCACTGGGGTCGGGGACTACGCCAAGACGCAGACGACGAACGTGGAGTACGACGCGCAGCTGCAGGACGTGGCCGGGTGGATGGTGCACGCGGGCACGGTTGACCAGGCGCGCTGGCCGGGCGTCCCCGTCAACCTCGCGCGGCCTGCGATCCAGGCGAACAGCCTCTACTACCCGGTGCTGGACGCGGACATCGGGGACCACCTCGAGCTGCTCAACCTGCCCGACGTCGTGCTGTACGACCCGGTGAAGCAGCTGCTGTTCGGCAGCAAGGAGTCGCTCGGCGGATTCCATCACACGGTGGAGTTCAACGCGGTGCCTGAGGTGCCGTACGAGGTGATCGTGCTGGACGACCCGGTGTACGGCCGGGTGGATACCGACGGGTCCACGCTCGCCTCCTCGGTGTCGTCGTCGGCGACGACGCTGTCGGTGGCGACGGCCAGCGGCTTCCCGCTGTGGACCACCAGCAGCGGCGACTTCCCGTTCGACATCGCGATCGCGGGCGAGCGGGTCACGGTCACGAACGTCACCGGCACCAGCTCACCCCAGTCGTTCACCGTGACCCGCGCCGTCAACGGCGTTTCCAAAGCCCAGTCCTCAGGCAGCGACGTGCGCCTGTGGTTCCCGCCGATCCTCGCCCTCACCTAGGAGGCCAGCTTGACCGCTCTCGGCCAGATTCAGGCTGGCGCCCGCCTGACGGCCGCCATGGCGCAGGGCGTCGCCCCGCTGTCCGCCTACAAGGGCAGCAGCCAGGCGGGCTCGGGTAGCACCCTGGCCAACGACAACGCGCTGTTCCTGACCGTGCAGCCCAATGCCGTCTACTACTTCGAGCTCGTCATCGGCTACCAGGGCGGCACCGGCGGCAGCTCTGACATCAAGCTCGGCTGGTCGCTGCCGTCCGGCGCGACGATGACGTACGCGCTGGAGGGGAACACGACGGGCGGCGTGGCCACCGCCGGGGCGTGGGAGACGCAGTCGTCCACGCCGGCGCTGGGCACGGCCGGGTCCGGTGTCCCGGTCGGCGCGGTCGCGTCGGGCACCATCGCGACCAGCAGCACGGGCGGGACGATGCAGCTGCAGTGGGCGCGGAACGCGGGCAGCGGCACTGCCCCCACGGTCCTGGCCGGGTCGACGCTCGATGCCTGGCAGGTCCAGTGACAGCCCCGGCGAAGTTCTTCCCCACCGGGCGGCAGAGCGGCCCCGCGCTTCGCGGCGCCGTGCCGCTGGCCGCGTACAAGTCAGTCAGCGAGTCGGGGCCGAACAGCAACGTGCCGCAGGATGACGACGCGCTGCTGCTGCCGCTGCTCGCGAGCGCCGTCTACAGGTTCACCTGCGTCATCGGGTACACGGGCAACACGACGGGGACCGGGGACATCAAGGTCGGCTGGACCGTGCCGTCGGGCGCCACGATGGCGTACGTGCTGCAGGGCATGACCGGGGCGAGCGGCAGCCAGGTTGCCACGAACGGCTGGTGGGAGACCGAGTCGAGCCTTACGACGCTCGACTCCAACGGCGCGAGCACCCCGGTCAGCGCCGTCATGAAGGGCACGATCGCCACGGCCGCGACGCCGGGGACGCTGCAGCTGATCTGGGCTCAGCACTCCGCGACCAGCACCGTGGCGACGACGGTCCTGGCCGGGTCGTCCCTGCTTGCCTGGCAGGTGCAGTGATGACGTGGCTACTGGTGCCGCTGGCGTTCGCGGCGATGGCCCTGCAGGACGTGCTGTGCGTGGTGATGGTGCGGGCCGAGGGCACCGGCCGCGCCCACCGGGCGGCCGTGTGCGACACGCTGCAGGACGCGTGCGGGCTGGCGTCGCTCGGCGCGGTGGGCGGGTCGCTGCTCATCGGCGGCGACGTGCTGCTGTCCGGTGCGGTGGTGGCCGCGCGGCTGGCGGGGGACTACGCCGGCACGTACTCGGGCGTGCGGCTCGGCGTGTGGCTTGACGGGAGGGGATCGCGGTGAGCCTGTGGCATCACTACTGGGCGTGGACCGGCGGGAACATCGGGGCGCTTCCGCTGGAGGCGCTGATCACGACGGTGACCGCCTTCGTGTTCCGGGGGCCGATCGGGCGGCTGCTCGGCGGCAGGGCGGCTAAGGACGCGGCGGCCGCGCGGCGGATCGCGGCGGACCTGTTCGAGCATCACACCGGGCGTTCACATCCGGACGCCCCCGACAGTGGAAAGGGGATGGCGTGAAATGGCGGCCGAAAACTTCGTGGGCGGCATGGTGGCAGGCGATCGCGCTCCCCGTGCTGCGGGATACCGTGGCGCTGGGCCTGGGAGCGTACGGGTTCCTCTCGCAGGTCCATGCACCCGACCCGTCCAGCGTCATCGTCACAGGGTCGCTGATCCTGATCGGCGGCGTCGGGGTGATCCACGCCTACACGCTGCTCAGCGGCCCGTCCTCCACCCCGCCTACCGGGCAGCCGTCCTCGGAGCATGCGCCGCCTTCGCCGTCCTCGCCGTCCTCGCCGTCCTCGCCCCAGGGTGGGCCTGATGAGCGAGGCTAACGAGCGGCTGCCGGTAGGCCCGCGCGGCGTTCAGGGCAGGCAGGGCGAGCGCGGTGAGCGCGGGCTGTCGCGGCGGGTGCGCTGGTCGATCGTCGTCCTGTTCGCCATCAACTTCCTGGGGGCAGGCGGGAACCTGCTGTGGACCGCGTACGAGGTGAACTCAGCGACGGCCGCTCAGCACCAGCAGCAGGCTTCCCAGCAGCGGCTGGCAGCGCAGCAGCAGGCAGCGCAGCGGGCACAGGGTGCGGCACTGGAGCGCAAGCTGTGCACGACCTTGGAGCCGTTCACCGGCCTGGCCGCCCTGAAGCCGCCCGCCGGCAACCCGGCCGACAACCCGGCGCGCGCGTTCGAGCAGGCGCTGGTAGTCAAGCTCGCCCCGCTCGCCCAGCTCGGCCCGGACCTCGGATGCAAGGAGAAGTCATGACCACCAAGCAGGTAATCGCAGTCCTTCTCTTCGGTGTCGCCGCGGTGCTGGCCGCGGTCGCGGCGTTCGTGCCGACTGCTCACCCGCGGCTGCTCGCCCTGGCCGTCGCCTTCACGGCGGCGGGCCTCGCCGTCCAGGCATTCTCATGACCAACTACTCGATCGGCGGCAGCTCCGGCACCACGGGGCTGTCCGAGCTGGCTGAGCCGCTGGCGGCAGGCGACAAGATCCCCCTTGTCAACGTCAGTGACACGACTACGCCGCCGGCGGGGTCCGCCGGGTCGGACCAGGCCATGACCGCGTCCGTGCTCGGCCAGGCGATCAGGGCAACGGTCAACGCCGTCCTCGACTACGGGGCCGACCCGACCGGCGGCAGCGACGCAACGACGGCGATCCAGCTGGCGCTGCTGTCGTTCGGCACCGCGACGGGATGGCTTCAGGGGCAGGGCGGCGCCGTCGACCTTGGCCCGGGAAGCTTCCACATCAGCAACACGCTGATCATCCCGCCCGGCGTCAAGCTCCGGGGTGTCGGCCAGAACGCGACGATCATCACCATGTCGACCACTGTCGCGGCCGACGTCGTCCAGATGGAAATCTACAACTCGGCCGCTCAGGCGGCGATCCTGGCCGCGACCGTGGGAGGCGCGGCCCCGGCTCAGGCGGACCTCGTCAACGCGTTCTACAGCGGCGTCGAGGACCTGGGCATCCACGGGAACTCGTTTTACACCACGATCCCGGCGTACAGCCACGGCATCAACTGCACCACCAACCCGCTGCTCGCCCAAGCCCCCGGCGACCCGGCATTCGACCCCAGTCACCACATCAGCAACGTCTACGTCCAGGCGTGCACGGGAGACGGGGTCATCATCCAGGGCCGGTCGGGCATCGCCCTCGACAGCGTCTGGGCGCTGAGCAACAACGGCAACGGGATCACGCCTTCTTTCGACACGCTCATCACGAACTGCAACACCGGATTTAATGGCGTCGTCGGCGTCTACAGCGACCACGGGGCCACCAACGGTGGTCCGGTCAAGAGCTACAACAACGGGTGCGCCCCGCTGTGGACCACCGGGCAGAACTGGTCGCCGGGGAACATCTCCATGTACGCCGGAACTCTGTACTTCTGCATCCTGGCGGTCACCGGCAGCACCACCGTCCCCAGCTCCGACGGCACGCACTGGGTCGCGCTGGTGGCCGCCGGGGGCGCGTGGGCATCCGGCACCGACTACACGCCCGGTGACGCGGTCACCTACTCCGGGGGGACGTACATCTGCATCCTCGCGGTCTCCGGGTCCACCGCGCCGTCCTCGGACGCCACCCACTGGGCGGCGCCCACGCCCGCGTGGGTATCCGGCACCTCCTACTCGTCCGGTCAGGCGGTCACCTACTCCGGGCAGATGTACTACTGCCTCGCCGCCATCAGCGGGTCCACCGCACCGTCCGCAGACCCGGCCCACTGGGTAGCGGTGGCCGCGGCGACCAGCCCGCAGGCGTGGGGCTACGACTTCGCGTGGGACTCCGGGGCCAGCGGCCAGTCATGGACGGCCCTGGACAGCCAGGAGCCGTCCGCCGGGAGCTTCTGGCTGAACGGGTGCACCGGGATCAGCATCACAGGCGCCGGGACCACGCAGAACTTCAACAACCAGTCCGGCACCGGGCAGAACGGCAGCAACCCGAATAACTACGCGGCGGTGTACGCCAGCAGCATCAGCGGGTGCAACGTCACCGTGGCGTGCAGCACCCTCGGAAGCGTCGCCTACGCCCTGGCCGTGACCTCGGCCACGCGCTCTAACCTGATGATCACGACCGACGGGTCCGAGCAGGGCATCCTCGCGCCAGGAGCATCGCTGGCAGGGACCGCCGCCCTGGTCAACGGCCAGGTGCAGAGCGTCCTGACCGGCACCCAGTCGGTCACCAGCGGCGTGGTGGCCCTCACCTTCTCCTCCACGCTGGCGGTCAACGCCGCGCTCGGCAATCACTTCCGGGTGACCATGACCGCGAACATGACGGTCAGCGCGCCGAGCAACCCGGTCGACGGGCAGAAGGTCACCTTCGAGCTGATCCAGGACGGCACCGGGTCGCGGACGGTGACGTGGAACGCGGCGTTCGACTTCGGCGCCGTGGGCGCGCCCACCCTGACGACGACGGCCAGCAAGCGGGACGTGGTCGGGTTCGTCTACTCCGGGTCGCTGTCCAAATGGCTTTGTGCTGGATCGGCCTTGGGATTTTAGGTGGCCGTCACCGAGGACGCGAGCACCCCCGCTGTCGCCACGAGCGCAGGCGGGTCCACGTCGACCACGCTGGCATCGGCGTCGTTCTCGCCGCCTGCCGGGTCGGTGCTTGTAGCAGACTGCCTGATCAACTACGGCACTTACCCTGGCGCGGTTCCGACCATCAGCGTCAGCGACAGCGCGAGCGGCACGTGGGCGATCGGGGCGGCGCAGCTCGGCAACCCCGCCGCCTTCGCGGTTATCGCGCAGTTCACGCGGCCGGTGCCGACCGCGCCGGGCAGCATCACCGTCACCATGCATCGCGGTACGGACAGCAGCGCCGCGATGCTCATGCTCGCCGTGCGGGTGCTGGACGGCGCGAACGTCTCCAGCCCGCAGGGCGCGAGCAACACGGCCACCTCGGACACCACCAACGCCGAAGTGACTGTCACCCCGGCGCAGGCGGGCAGCTACCTGGCCGTCGCCGCGATCAACACCGACAACACCACGAACACCGCGCTGTCGGGCACGACCATCATCCAGCAGGCGAATGACACCGTCGACCTCGGCACCCTGGCTGTCGGCAAGTACGGCCCGGTCGCCTCCCTCACGTCCACCACGGTCGGCTGGACGCTCGGCGCGACCAAGCACGCAGCCGCCGCCGTGCTGGAAATCGTGCCACCGGCGCCGCCGCCCGCGTCCCACGGCCTGCTCATGGTCATGGGGATGTGAGGCGCCGTGACGTGGCTACGACATCCCGTCAGGGTCGGGGCCTTCCTGCACGCCCTCCCAGCGGGCTTCCACGAAGAGATCCGCGAGGACGCCTTGTATCGCGTCGCGGGTCGCGTCGTCCTCGGACACTCCGGGAACCGCCATGATCTTCGCCAGCGCGATGTCCTCAATGAGCGGCGCGCTGACATCCGTCGTTTCGTCCATGTCCGGATGCTAGCCCCCTGCGAGCGCGCCTCGTGACCTGGCTCCTGCTGCTCGCCGTCCCGCTCGCCGCCGCCTGCTGGGGCGCCTACCGCTACCAGCCCGCCCCGTGGTGCTGGTGCACCCACGGCCCCCACCCCGAAGGCGGCTGCCCCCAGTGCGGCTGCCTGTACTTCCAGGCACCATTCAGGAGGAAACCATGACACTCAACGGAATCGACGCCAGCGCCGCCGGCCAGGGCACCGCGTTCAACTGGGCGCCCTACCGGGGCAAGCTCGGCTTCGCGTTCACGAAGGTCAGCGAGGGCCTCGGCTACGCTGACCCGTCCGCCGCCCGCAACGTCGCGCAGATGCGCGCGGACAAGATCGTCCCCGGCGGCTACCACTTCCTTCACGCGGGCGTGTCCGGCTCGGCGCAGGCCGAGGCGTTCCTGAGCCACGCCAAGGCGGCCGGGCTCGGTGCGGGCTGCCTGCTGGCGCTCGACGCGGAAGACCTCGGGCTGGACGGTGAGGACGCCGCGCAGATGAACCTCACGGCCAGCGCGTTCCGTGCCGAGCTGCAGCGGCACTTCCCCGGCTTCAACCCGGTGGCGTACACGGAGATCAGCATGGCGCCCGCGCTGACGTCGCTCGGCAGCTGCCCGCTGTGGCTGGCCAACCCGAGCGGGATGGCGGTCAAGAGCATCGGCCCCTGGAAGGGCGGCCCCAGCTTCGAGCAGACGGGGCAGAGCGGCGTGGACACCGACGTGTTCTACGGCACCGCCGCGCAGCTCGCCGCGCTGGCGCTCCCGCACTGAGATGCACTGGCTGCCCTGGTGGGCTTACCCGGCCGCCTGCTGCGTCCTCACCGGCGGCGCGTGCGGGTGGGTGCTCGGCTACCTGCACCGCGAGTTCGTGGAGCTGGGGCGCGCGTACGGGCGGCTGCTCGCGGACATCGGGTACCTGTGCGCCACGAGGCAGCTTCGGCAGCGGGGGCGGCGGAACTGGCGGGGAGAGTGGCGCTAGAAGCGCGAAGCCCGGCCGCTGCTAACGACCGGGCTTCCCTGGCAGTAGACGCTGTGCGCTTGCTAGGCGCGTCACTCAGTGGACAGAGCACGGCAAGCCTACCCCGCCCTCCGCATCAGGACCGCGAGCATCCGCAGGTCGCCCCGCGCCCGGTCCCGCTGCTCGTCGTCGAGCTCATCCCAGCGTTCCAGGCGCTCCACCAGCGGAGGCGGCAGCGCCGGGCTCGCCACGGTCAGCAGGGCGGCACAGCATGACGGGTCCAACGGTCCTCCGGGGAGCGGTGCGCGAGTGCGCGGCCCTAGCCTATCGGCTGCCCGACGACGCCCTTCATGATGGCTACCGCCTCCGGGTTCTCGTCACGCCACGGACCCCACGACTCGTTGGTCAGCTTCCAGGTGATCCACTCGGCGGTATCCGGCGTGGGCTCGTACGGCGGCTCGCCGGTCGCGCAGCGCTTGCACTGCTGCCGCTCACCCCCGATGATCTGGTGCCAGCTGCAGAAGTACAGGCCGCAGCCGTGCTCGCCGCCGTACGGCTCGCCGCCGCAGACGTACGCCAG